AAGGAACGCCGTGTCGGCGCGAACGGACGCTTTGTCTTCGATCCGAACCGGGTGGCGGAGCTGGTCGACGTCCAGACGCCGTTCACGACCGCCGATGTGCTGCTGAACTGCTTCAAGGACGAGGACGTCATCTGCATCACGAACGAGGCCGGCCAGACCGAAGACGGCAAGTGGTTCCCGGCGTCGAAGGGCATCTTCCTGACCCGTGCCGAGTGGATCACCAAGTTCTTCGGCCCCGGAGCCGTGGGGGCTGCGAAGTTCGCCGGCACGGAGTCGGGGGCTTGGATTCGTATCAACCCCTTCACGCCCGACGACTTCACGGGTACCGACGGTTCGGTGTCGGCCTACCGCCACGTCTTGGTCGAGTTCGACAAGAAGGCCAAGGACGAGCAAATCGCCATCTTCCAGCAGTCCAACCTGCCCATCAGCCTGCTCGTCGACTCGGGCGGCAAGTCAGTCCACGCTTGGGTGCGCGTCGATGCCCAGAGCAAGGAGCAATGGGAGGAACGCCGTAATACGGTGTATGACTACCTTTCCGACCACGAACCCGACCCGCAGAACAAGAACCCTTCCCGCTGGAGCCGGCTGGGGGGTATCATGCGCGGCGAGAACGAGCAAAGAATAGTGGCGTTCAAGATTGGTTCGTTGGACTGGGACGAGTTCATGGCGTGGCGGGAAGGTCAGGACTTCCCCGAGGAGGTCACGACGGACGTCCTTGAGAACTACGACGTCCTGAACGACCCCAACACGGTCATCGGCCATGGACGCTGGTTGCAGAAGGGCGGCTCGCTGCTGATCACCGCGCAGTCCGGCATCGGCAAGTCTTCCTTCGCCATGCAGATGGCCATGTCATGGGCTTGCGGACGGGAGCTGTTCGGCATCCCGGCGAAGCACCCGCTGAAGATGGGCGTCCTTCAGGCGGAGGGCGACGTGGGTGACATGGCCCAGTCCTTCCAAGGCGTCATGTCGGGCATGAGGCTCAACAACGACGAGAAGGCGATGGTCAGGCAGCACCTGCACTTCTTCAACGAGTCATCGAAGCGCGGCTCAGATATCATCCAGCTCGCCCGTAAGATTATCGTCCGGCATAAGTTGGACGTCATCGTCCTCGACCCGCTGATGGCCTACATCGGCGGCAACATAAACGACAACGTCGACGTGACGAACTTCTGCCGTGGGCTGCTGGAGCCTATGCTCAAGGAGACGGGGTGCATCGCCATCCTGATCCACCACGAAGGCAAGCCGAAGGCCAAGGAGGTCACGGATGGCCAGACTTTCTCTGACATGATGTACAGCGGTACGGGCGGGGCGGAGTTGGTGAACTACGTCCGCGCCGTCCTGAACATCAGGCGGGAGTCGAAGGACTTGCCGGTGTTCTCATTCAACCTATCGAAGCGCGGCAAGGAAGCCGGGATGCGGACGCCCGACGGCAAGCCTACCCTCGTCCTTAAACTCAAGCACTCGGACGACCGGGTATTCTGGGAGGTCGCCCCCTTGGCCGGCGGTTTCGAGCTGCTCAAGGTCGGCCAGCAGTATCGGCACTTTGAGTCCAAGCCCCGCCTGAGCCGGGGTGCTTTGCTGGAGGAACTGGTGGCGGATCACAAACTCCAGCGCGACCAGGCGGAAGCCCTGATTAAGGCTATGGTGACGAACGGCATCATCGAACCCCGCAAGGTGGGGGCGGCATTGTACTACCAAGGCACCAAATACGACGCCTAAAGACCCCCCGAGAGAAACCATCGTCGAGAGGGCCGAGGGGTACTAAAGGACGACTCCCCCGTACCTTTCGGCAGAGGGGGGAGCCATTATGGGTTTAGCCCCCTGTCAATACCACCTAGGAAGCCCGTGGCGGCGTTTTCTTCCGTAGTCTGACTACTACTGCCAACCCCACCCCCAGACAGCCTACGCCCAAAGCCCAGCCCAAGTCCCGGCAGGACTGGAGGGCGAGGGTGGCGGTGGACATATTCCGCTCCAAGTCCTTGGAGTCAGACTTCAGCCCCCCGTCGGTGACCAGCATGACTAGGGCGTCCGTGTTCTGGAGCTGGTCTAGGACGAAGCCTGCGATCCAAGCCGACATGGCTGCGGCGAGGCCGGCGGCGACGACCAGGCCGATGACGGCGAAGAGCAGGTTGCTCTCACTTCCGTCGCTTGGTGGTAGGTCTCTTTTTGGCATCTTTTTTCGGGACACCTACCTCGGCATCGCCCTTCGACTTGATATACCTCATCAGGTAATCCAGACATTCTGGCGCGGCATAGCCGCTGGCACCCACAACGCCCATTTTTAGGCCGGCGTTTTGAATATGGTCTTGGATGCAATAGCCGACCAAGGCGGCGGTGATTGCAGCGGCGAGGACACGGCGGATTACCCAGCCAAGCGAGACCGGCTCAGTACTGAGGAGAAGTCTGGCCACCATCGCTAGGCCACCTAGGACGCCAGCCACGACGCCGTCCTTGACCTCCCTAGGGATGTCGTCGGGATTGAGAGGTGCCGCGCTCACGAAATCTTGGGGGGCTTGGCGTTGGGGGCGAGCAGGACACGGCGGTAGTCCTGATCCCAGAGGACGGCGGCGAGGTCTTTGCCGGCGCGGTCGACTTGGGCTTCTGAGAGTTCGGGGAAGGTCAGGTGGACTTGCTCATGGCAGAGGACTTCCAACTGCCGCTTGGCCCCGAGGCGCGGGTCAATTTCAATCAGCCCTTCGCCGATGGTAGCCTGACCCCAGGCTCGCTGGCGACCGAGCTTGACCCACTTGACCTTACTCTTTTGGCGGCGTTTCGTCATGGTCGTTAGAGCGTACGGAATCCCGTACCTTATCGGCGAGCCACCAGAGGCCGAGGCCGGCGGCGATCAGTAGGGTGGCACCGGCGATGTACTCGAAATATGGACTGTCGATTATGAACGGCACCGCGCCGCAGAACGCCCCGCAGAGCAGGAGGGGGATGCCGATTTTCGGGCCGAGGAAGGCGGTGGTCAACGCGCCGACTACGGCGAGGCTGGCACCGACGAGCGTCCACGTCTGGGCGGAGGCGTCCTTCTTGACCCGTTCGATTTCGGCTTGGAGTTCCTTGATACGGCCATCCTTGAGGTCGGAGACGCGCTTGGCTTCGGCTTGGTCGGCTTCCAGTTTCTCCCACGCCTTGTTGACGGCGGTGGCGAGTTTGCGTCCGAACTCCATTTGCTTGGCGTAGTCGATTTCGCTACCCTTGGCTGCGCGAGCCATGCTGAAGGCCACGTCGGCCTCGGGGGGAGGGGGGAGGTAAGACTGAGCTAGGCGAGACTCGGCGACGACCACCTTCGGCTTGTCGGCGTTCTTCTCGATGGCGACGAGGGCGGCACCTACCCGGTGATCCGTCTTATCCAAGTCCTTACCGAGGATGGCGACGGCGTCGGGCTTGGTCGGTGCGTCTGGCTGCTTAGGCAGCGGGGCGTCTACTGGCTTGGACGACTTGCAACCAGCCAATGCCACCCAGGCGATGACCAGAAGAAGCCGCATAGGTCAGCGTCCCTTGAGCGCGTCGAGAGCGGCCTTGCCCTTGGCCTCCAGCTCGGAGGCTTTGGCGGAGTGCTTCCGCATGACGAGCAGACCCGTGATCAGGCCGGCGATGAATGAGAGGATGGCGAGGATCATGTTAGTTAAAATACTTAGTAATTTGTTGAAGGAATGAAACTCCGTTTGTCACATATAAATTTCGTCCGAGACCCCCATCAGTAATGTCACCGTTCCAAATAATTACCCCGGGAGTTTCGTTGTTAACCAACCCAAACGTATAATTTCCGTCGGTAAGGTAAAATCCACTTGAGAAACTACGAATTGCCGAATCTGGACCCGTATGGTAAACCGTCGTCTGGTTGTAAATAGAATCGTAAGACCAAGACGTAATGTAGTTAAAATAATTAAAAATAAACCAAATCTTTTCTAGGCTAGGATTATTGGGAATTGATCCCGGGGAACCTGCGGCGGTGTATTGCGTAGAACCGTCTCCGAACATGATGCCGTTCGTATCGACCTTGAGCGCGGCGGTCGTATCCGGGGCGACGCCGATGCCGACCTTGCCGAACTGATCCACGGCGAAGCGGGTCGTGTCTGGGGTCGTGCTGTCTTCGACTTCGATGGCGTTTGCCGTTCCGAGCTGAGTGACACGCAGGGCAGCGGTCGATGAAGAGGTTGTGTTAATCACCATCTGGCCCGTGAACGTGTTGAACTGGTTCAGGGCGGGAACGTTGTAGTTTACCCCGCCAGTCCGATAGGTGATTTTAGGGGAAGCAGCGTTTGAAATCCAGAGATCGCCGTTGGCCGCGCTGGCGGGAGCCGAGTCGCATTGACCCCCGAGGTTGATGCTCGGAGTCGAGGCAGCAATCGTGGCCATATTGACCTTGCCCGTGAACGTGGCCCCGGAGAGGTTCGCCTTGGCGTTGAGGGCGGACTGAAGGT